TTGTTTTGTTGCCGGTGGGGAAGTACAAAAAACGGAGCGATTAATGGTTGTTTGGGCTTTATTTGATAGCGGTAACGGTTGCTATACTCAAGCTGCAATGCAATGCAATGCAATGCAATAGATATATATCCCGTTGGCATCGACATCGAAAATAAAAACGACCATTTTATCAACCTGAATTTGGCTGATTATTCTAGGATGTTTGGCAATAATATCCTGTTTGATACACTGGATAAGTTACCACAACCAGATTTAATTATTGCGAGCCCGCCTTGTGAGAGTTGGTCTGTTGCTAGTGCTATGTGGGGTGGTAATGCAAGTTGGAAACAGGAAACGGGCGCCGTAAACCGTGAATTGTCTAAATTTACCGTGCGGAGCCGCAAAGACTATGATTTACCACACGTCCAGTTTAAGTATGACCGATCGTTTTTTAATCGAGTTAATGGTGAGCTATGTATATACAATACAATCGAGATCATTAAGCGGTACAAGCCAAAAGTCTATGTGATTGAAAACCCGGCCAGTAGTCGTATTTGGCATTACATTAGCGACATTTTGAGCTTTGCAATACCGTTTGATAATTTGGCCCATTACAATTGCTACGGTTATCCACTTAAAAAGCCAACTAGATTTAAAAGCAATATCAATCTACATTTAAAGCATGATCAACAATCCAAAGCATTGCAACAATGGGGGGATTTTGCGAAAAGCTACAACGAGCGGTCAAATATCCCGCTTGAATTAATTAAGGATATTTACCAAGTAACACAGCAGTATTTAACCAACCCAAAAGACGCTCCAAGTGAGCGTCTTTTATTTTAAGGAGAATTTATGAAACCTTTTGATTTAAAAGAGGCTTTAGCGGGTAAGCCGTGTGTAAGCGAAAACGGAAAAATCATCTATATTTTTAAAGATGTCAGAGAGTTTGGCCTTGATGATGACACCCCTCTTGTAGGGATAATCATTTTTAACAAAAACAATTACATGTTGACGCATTGGGACGGCAACGGAAAGAATTACTCAGCCTATGATTATCAGATCGTTGGAATGTATGAAGAGCCTGAATTAACGTCCGAACAGGTGCTGGAAAAGGCGTACAAAGAGGGGTTGCTCGTTGAAAGCGAAAACTATGTTGGCGTATTTGAGGTGTTTGCCAAAACTGATTTAGGTAACTATGTAATAGGATTTAAGGGTAGTAACTCTTTTTATCAAATAGTAACCCCATCAGAAAATGGGTGGAGATTGCGTAAAATGGAAGCCTTAAAATCCGACACAATCACCGTTACGCTGCCTAAGCCGTTTAAGCCTAAACCTAATGATAAATTTTGGTTTATTGATAAGGTAGGTGGGCATTTACAAGTGTCTCACAAAATTAAATCTAACCACGCTTTAACCGGCGATGGCAATTATTTTCGCACAAAATCTGACGCCCAAGCATGGCTAGATGCCATGAAAAACGCTTTAGATGATTAATTCAAGCCGTCCGAAAGGGCGGTTTTTTATTGGAGTAAATATGCTTACTTATTTAATTTTTAATCATGAGGCTATCAATAATATTTTATTTATAGCTTCGGTTTTGCTTATCTTTTTGGGGATGGCGTTTGGTTTTGAGACTGGAGATACAAAAATTGCGCTCGCGCTAGTTTTTGTTGGTGTTGTGTTATTTATAGCTTTTGCTCTTTTGCCAAGCGTTGAGTATCTGTGCTACTTGACACAGCAAGATATTCCGCGGTGCGCGGTAAAGTAGGTGGGGTATGAGTCAAAAAAACTTATCCGATTATCTTTTTGACGCGCTTGAGCGTCTTAATGATCCTACCTTAAAAGCGGAGGATGTGGAAAAAGAAGTCCAAAAGGCGCAAGCCATTACAAAGATTAGCGACACCATTTTAAGAGGTGCGGAAATATCGTTAAAAACTGAAGAATTAAGAATGGAGTACGGCTCAAATAAAGTTGATCGATTATTACAGGCAAAGCCATTACAGCGTTTAGGCATGGGGGTAAAAAATGCAAATTAATCAAATATCCGAGGCAAAAACGGAACGCGTTATTGCGAACGTGTTAAAGCAAGAAATAAAAAAAACCAGCAATCGTTTAGGGAAAATGCGCGAGAATCTTAACGAATATCACGAGCGACAAGCAAATGCGCCGACTATGCCGACAAGGGAAGTATTGGCATCCGCTAAAGCCGTAAAAAACGTAAATAATATCGGCGGTTTTTCGGAAAATGATCCGCGAGAACGAATTATCTTAGACTGGGCGAAGTCGAATTACAAAGACTACAAGTCAATCAATGACTTCCCTTTTCATCAATACGCGGTAAAGCCCAAAATCACAGCTGGCGTTGTGTATCTGTGCCTCAAAAAACACTCATTTATCAAACAAACAGAAAGCACCGAATATCGCGTTATGGATGCGTATTTTCGCTTTAATGGAAATTTGCAGTATATGTGCGAGGACTTGGGCTTAACAGTTTGGATTGTCGCTAAAACGGTTGAAAAATTGGGATACTCTCCGCGCTGGCACGAATACCGAGAAAGTCGATATATTACACGCAGCACCTCCGGGACGACGGGGGAAATGAAATTTAAGCAACTCGTTCCCGGCGCAGTGGATATGAATGAGGATTACCGTGAATGCAATCCAATCTTTGATTTTGTCGTAAACGAAAAAACCGTTGATGTAAAAGAGATAACCGCAATAACTCGAAGAGATAACGGACAATCGTTTTACGATTTCAAATTCCCCAAATGTGATGACGAGAGAGCGGATTTTTACTGTCTGTTTTTATGCCACGATAAACAAAAACGCGCCAACGGTCCTTTTGATTTAATCCTAATCCCAAAAGAGGCGTTACCGCAAAGTAAAGGACAAACCCAAATATCCACTTCAAAAGAAGCAAATTCGAATAAGTTTTTCTATCAGTTCCAGGTAGATCCAAATTCGCTGGCGTATATGTTGGGTGATGAGTTATGAGAAAAAAGAAACAGCCGGAAATACTAGACTACCATCACAGTAAATTGCTTCCAGCAATTTGTAATGCTTGCTTTACAACAGCTACTGGTAGAGTTACTTCTCCAACACCAAAATCAAATATGGGGACACCGGCGACCAGTTGGAAATGGGATTACTGGTATATAAGCGAATGTGTAAAAGAGGCAGAATTCAGGGGTGACGAATGGAATTTATTGCCGCTCAGAGAAATCCAAATGCGACTTGAAAAAAGTAAGCGTAGGACGGTTATCACCCCATGCGAGAACAATCTTTACGCAGATTATTTAATGCACCAAGTCACCAAGTGTCCTAATGGTGCATTTTTATTTGGAGGCTAAATGGGCGAAACGCTGACAATAAAAGAGGTCGCCGCACTACTCAAAATGAGTCCAAGTGCGGTCAGAGGACATTTGTCGGAGTGGGGTTTTTTTAGATTAAGAGGCTCCAGCGTATGGCGGATACTCCGATCAGATCTTGATAAAATTAAAGAACAGGGTAATAATCCGCGTGAATCAACTCTGTTTGTGAGCAACAAAAGAGGTAATTTATGTCACTCTACAAACGGAAAGACTGCTACTACGTTGATATTACAACGCCAACTGGCAGCAGAATTAGACGTTCGACTCAAACGGACGTAAAGAAAAAAGCGCAAGAGTTCCACGACCGCTTAAAGGCGGAGTTGTGGGACGCAGAAGTACTTAAAAAAGAGCCTGATCACATTTTTGAAGAAGCATTGATAATGTTTTTGGATGATTGTAAGGGGCGACGCGGAGAGGATTATAAAAAAATCCACGCAGCACACTTTAGAGAGTATTTTGCTGGGCGCACACTCCGCTCTTTAACAAATGACGAATTAGTAAAATCAATCCCCGCTATCAACAAAAACACGGGAAAGGCACTTAGTCCAGCGACGCGTAATCGATACAGATCATCAATAAAGCGCATTTTATCTTTAGCGTTTAAATCAGGCTGGATAGATCAAATGCCGTTTTTAGGTAAGGATCAAGAGCCAAAAGTGCGGGTTAGCTGGATAACAAAAGATGACGCAGAAGCACTTATCCAAAATCTAAGTCTTGAGTGGATGAAAAATATTTGCTCGTTTGCATTGCTTACCGGTGCGCGCATGGGGGAGATATTGTCTATGACGTGGGACAAGATAGACTTTGACAAAAAAATAGCCATCGTAACAAGCGACAAAGCGAAATCCGGAAAGGCACGCTCATTGCCACTTAATCACGAAGCTATTATTTTGCTAAAAGTGCTGAGGGCTAAGGCGGAACACAAAGAAAGGGTATTTGTCCGCACATCAACAAAAGCACCGATAAACTATATCGACAGACGCGATTTTAAGCAAGCGGCAATTAGTATCGGTAAGCCTACTCTGCACTTCCACGATTTACGGCACACGTGGGCGAGCTGGCACGTCCAAGCCGGAACACCTCTCTTTACATTAAAAGAGATGGGTGGTTGGGAGACACTTGAGATGGTAAAAAAATACGCACATTTAAACGCGGATCATATTTTAGATTTCGCAAATCACGTCACATTTACGACACACGCTCAAAATATGTCACATTTAAAAATTGCCTAAGTGTTTTTAATTGTATGATATATAAAGGGTTTTATTGGTGGGTCGTATAGGATTCGAACCTATGACCAATGGATTAAGAGTCCACTGCTCTACCAGACTAAGCTAACGACCCATTTGGGAAATACAGCTTTAAATTGGTGGGTCGTGAAGGATTCGAACCTTCGACCAACGGATTAAAAGTCCGCTGCTCTACCGACTGAGCTAACGACCCAACGATATGATTTATTTGGAGGATTTTAAAGAATAAACTATCTTTAAAATGGTGCCCGAGGCCAGACTTGAACTGGCACGCCTCGAAAGGCGAGGGATTTTAAATCCCTTGTGTCTACCGATTCCACCACTCGGGCAAA